TTTTTCTTTCTGAGAGCGTAACGCAACCCTTGTACAAGTCACCCTCGATGGTGCCTTCGTTTGCTTTGAGTTCGTTCTTGATGATCTCAGCCTGTGCCTCAAGGTCAGCGATCTGCGCTAACAAGATACCAAGTTGGTCGATCGGGTGTTGAAGAGTTACTTGAATTTTAGCTAGATTAGTCATTTTAATTTCCTTTTACTTTTATTGTGTTGCCCTACCACAGAAACTATTATACAGAGTGTTGAGAAAAACGCAACACTTTTATTCAATTATTTTCAATTATTTTTAAGAATGAGGCTATTGCTTGGTTTCAAGGCTAATTTAATTTAAAATAAATAAAAGTGTTGAGATAAACGCAATAAGGGTTTAGAGTGATAACATTAAACGTTACCGTATTTAAAAATATCATGCCAATAATTGAGCACACGTGGTTAACACAAAAGGAACCCGCATATAATGTACTCTCTTATTTTAAGAGCAACAGAAAGCTCGCAAAACGGCTAGGAGTCAGCGCCAGCACGATTACTCGCTGGACGTACCCTCGTGTCATGGGCGGCACGGATGGCCACATTCCACAGAAGTACTGGCTTCAAATTATACACATCGCGAAGGTAGAGGGACTGTCACTTACGATTGAACATTTGTCTGGACTTAAAGTATGACAACCGGCGTAATAGAGACCACTAACACGGGACGTGGTAGGAAACCTGGTAAGGCAGCTATCAAGAGTAAGAGCACCAGCATCCTAGCATCTGACGCGTTAACACGGGTCGCCTTTAAAGCCAGAACACTTACCGCGCAGCAAGAGATATTCTGTATGAATGTCGCGAAGGGTAAGACGCTGGCTGACTCATATCGAGCTGGCTACTCACCAAAGAATAACTCAAAGACCGTTTATGCTGCAGCGGGCAGGCTTATTAAAACAGAGCGGGTGGCGAGAAGGATCGCCGAGCTTCGGGCGTTACAGATTAAAAAAGTAGAGATCACGCTTGAGGAGCACATTAACAAGTTGGGCCAGTTGAGTGACCTCGCTGCAGCCAAGGATCAGTACTCTGCAGCCATCAATGGTGAGATGCTACGAGGCAAGGTCAGTGGTTTGTACGTTGATAAGGTTGAGACTAAGAACATCAACCTGAACGGCTCACTCGCTAATGAGATCAAGCTCAGCCGTCTCACTGATGATGAGCTCGCTGAGTACATCAGACTGACAGCGAAGGCGTCGGATGATAGCCTGGAGGGTATGAAGGTGGTGACCGATGCTTGACGAGCCGAGCTTAATAATACTTAGTGGGGCAAACTTGGGTGCCAGAGATGTGACGTCACTGCGTGACATGCAGCTTGATCATGACAGACGACGCGCTGAGAAGTCACTGAGTGAGTTCACTAAGATGGCGTGGCACGTCATTGAACCTGGCACACCGTACATAGGCAACTGGCACCTAGATACCATCTCCGAGCACCTTGAGGCGGTCACACGTGGCGAGATACGCAACCTACTCATCAACGTACCACCTCGTCACATGAAGTCGATACAGGTCGCGGTGATGTGGCCGGTGTGGGTGTGGATGACGCGACCACAGTTCAGGTGGCTGTTTGCGTCTTACGCAGGATCACTGTCTGTTCGTGACTCACTCAAGTGTAGACGACTCATCGAGTCGCCATGGTTCCAAGAGCGCTGGGGTCATCGATTCGCACTGACGGGTGACCAGAACGCGAAGACGTTCTTTGAGAACGACAAGTCAGGCTACCGATTCGCGACCTCAGTGGGCGCCAGCACCACGGGCCATGGGGGTGACATCCTGGTGGTCGATGACCCGCACAACTCAATGGAGGCGCAGTCCGACACCATGCGTGAGACCACGCTAGAGTGGTGGGATCAGGCCATGAGTACGCGCCTCAACAATCCTAAGACTGGCTGCAAGGTGATCGTGATGCAACGCCTCCACGAGAACGACCTGTCGGGACACGTGCTCAGGCAAGGTGGTTGGGATCATCTGTGCCTACCGGCTGAGTTCGAGAAGGGCCGACGTAGCAAGACCACGCTAGGCAACTACGATCCCCGCACCGAGGACGGTGAGCTACTGTGGAAGGGTCGCTTCGGATCGAAGGAGATCGACGAGCTCAAGACGCAGCTAGGCGAGTACGGCACATCGGGCCAGCTGCAGCAACGACCATCACCAGCCGCCGGTGGTATCATCAAGCGTGACTGGTTCAAGCTACTGCCCGCTGACGATCCGCTACCCAAGCTGTCGTTCGTCGTCCAGTCTTACGACACCGCGTTCACTGAGAAGACACAGAACGACCCGACAGCGTGCAGCACCTGGGGCGTGTTCAATCACGCTAACGGCAAGTCAGTCGTGCTGCTTGACTGTTGGAAGGAGCACCTCAGTTACCCGGATCTGCGCAAGAAGATGGGCGAGGAGTACAAGGCGAAGTACGGCGACAAGGACAAGACGGTCGACGTCGTGCTGATCGAGGAGAAGGGGTCGGGCATCAGTCTTATGCAAGACTTGAGACGCAGTGGTGTGCCGTGTCATCCGTACAACCCAGGGCGAGCTGACAAGGTGACACGTGTCCACGCGGTTGCGCCACTGCTTGAGTCTGGCTTGGTGTACCTGCCTGAGTCTAAGAAGACGCCGGGTCGCGCACCAGCATGGACAGACGCGATGATGCACGAGCTGATGATCTTCCCCAACGGCGAGCACGACGACATGGTCGACAGCATGACGCAGTGCCTGATCTACCTACGCGACACGCGCATGCTGAGCATCGATAACAACAAGGACGAGTACGATCAGCCACCACCGAGAGACAGAAGCAACCCGTATGCGGCGTAGTTGTATTTTAATTAATTGTGATTTACAATCACGCAAAGTAAATCCTTTTTAGGGAATGCTATGCCAAGTCCAGTAGGTGCCCTCACCAAGATCAAGAAGATGTTCTCCCCACTGGAGAAGGCTGTCGTCTCTCACAAGCTTGAGAGTATGCCGAGCGCACAGTGGCAAGCGTACATCAAGGCGAACGCACCCAAGTCAGCGAAGAAGGAGGCACTAGCGGTTAAGCTAGATGAGCTACTCGCAAGACAACCCAAGGTTACCAAGGCTGAGATCATCCAGCACATCAAAGACAACTCCCCCAAGATTAAGACCAAGCTCCTCAAAGATAAACCGTACACCGCTGGTGACATCGACAGTCACGTCAACATTGAGCCAAATGGCTCAGGTGGCTACAGGTACATAGACGATAACGGTGATGTCGTACACGAGTCGTGGGGCACGGACGCGATGGTGGACTACCTAAACTCAACAGAGGGCGCTAAGTATGGTGAGCATGTGCTACCTGGTGGTGAGAACTACCGAGAGATGTTACTCAGCCTACCTCGCAACCAGAGCCAGGCGATCATACGAAATCAGAAGGTCTACGAGATCAAGGACGCTAACGGGCAGTTACTTGCCACGGGTCAGCTACCGATGTCACCACGCACGCAAGCAAAGCTAAACAACAACCCTGACTGGGTGGTGCGTGAGTTCGAGCAACCTAACCCAAATGACCTACGCCGTGATCCGGCTAACTTCCAGTCTGGTCACTACGATGACCCTAATATCCTAGCGCACATGCGCATGAACGATCGCCCCACGGCTGAGGGTAAGCGAGCGCTGTTCCTAGAGGAGCTACAGTCTGACTGGGCACAGAAGGGTAGGAAGGAAGGATTCTTAACTCCTGACTTGCATGTAGAGCGTCGCGCTGAGATTAAGGCTGAGATGGATGCGCTGGCTAAAGAGGCCACTGCGATGCGTGAGCGTGGAGAGAGTCCCGTTGATATCCGTCAACGCATGCGCCAACTAGATGACGCGTTGCGCGATATCCCTACACCGAAGGGCGTACCATCTGGCCCGTACGTTGAGGACACGGGTGACTGGACTGGCTTAGGCTTGAAGAAGGCGATCGAGCACGCGGTTGAGCAGGGGCACGACAGTGTCGCCTGGACTACTGGCGCACAACAAGCTGATCGTTACAACCTAGCTAAACAGATTGATCAGCTCTATTACAACCCAGTGACTAAAGAACTGCAGGCACACAAAGGATTAAACACTGTGCTTGAAAGGCAAGGGGTTGAGCCTGAGCATTTAGAGGATTTAGTTGGCAAGGATGCAGCTGCTAAGCTAAATACGATGCCACCTAACTGGACGAATACACATCCCGAAGGTCGGATATTAGAGGGACTAGACTTAGAGGTCGGTGGCGAGGGCATGAGGGGTTACTACGATCAGATCGTACCTCAGACCGCTAACGATATACTGAAGTCAATGGGTGTAACGGAGCGCGTTAAGCCTATTGGTATTGGTAAAGAATTAGCGTCACCTCACGCTGGTACTAATTATGAAATTAGGGATAGTGCTGGTGATTTATGGAATACACATAGAAATGCAGAGGATGCGCAACAATATGTAGATCAACAAATGAGTAATCCTGCCTTTATAGAAAAAGGATTAACCTTATCTGTGAACCCAATTGAACCTAAATATAGACCAACGAGTATACAACAAGGCTTCGACATCACACCAGAGATACGCGACTACGTGTTGAACCAAGGTCTACCTGCGTTTGCTGGTGGTGGAGCGGTGCATATGGACAAGGGCGGATTCTGGGAAGGATACGGCGC